CTCTTCTTCCAATTTGGTAATTTCTGTAGTGATCTTAGTAATGTATTGTTGAGATGCTGAAATTTCATTCTGGTTCTTAGATATGTCTCTGTTGATACCATTAATTTCCTCTTGTATAGACTTGATATCTTCAAGTTGGGTATTGATGTCTTTAATGTTTTGGTCGATTTCTTGTAGTGCTTGTTCAATATCAGATATTGTTCCACTGACTTTCTGGATTTTGGATTTTTTGAACTCGTCTTCCAGATCATGGTGACAGGTGGGACATTCATCTGTGGTTTCATAGAAGGTAATTTCCTTCCTACCTCGTTGTTTTGCATCCGATAATCTCTTCTCCATGTCTAAAGTATGTTGTAGTTTATGTTGTATTTCCTCAAAATCAGACGACACCAGCTGTCGTTCCTCTACTTTTTCTATGAAAATAGTACATTCTTCTTGTAGTTTGGTGATATTTTTCTCTGATTTTTCAATAGATTGTCTGAAATCTCTTATCTTGTTTCGTCTACTATCCCCTAATGCACTAATATGTTTTTTATAAGTATCAATCCTATCTTCTGAGATTCTTATTTCTGTATCTAAGTCTTTAAGTTCTACTTTGAGAGCAGATTGTCTTTGTTTAAGGATGTCATTCATGATAGAGAATATGTTTATATCCAGAATATCTTCTATTATACCCCTACGATCTATTGTATTCATTTGCATGAAAGGAACAAAGGTTGAAGACCCAAGTATAACCACTTGAGTAAATGCCTTATAGTTCATCTTTAGGATTTGTTTTTCGAGATACTCTTGGTAATCTCTCATGTTTGCATCTTGATTGATTAGTCTATCATTCATATAGACTTCAAAGATATTAGGTTTTGCACCTCTGACTATCTTATACTGTTTAGAACCAATACCAAACTCTACTTCAACCACCATCATTCTGCCATTAACAGAATTGATTAATGCAGTTTTGGGTACTTTCCTAAATCCCTTACCAAATAAACCAAAACACAATGCATCCAACATTGTTGATTTACCACTACCATTTTCTCCAACTACAAGACAACTCTTTCTCTTATCGAGATAGACTTCTGTAAATTGGGAACCTGTTGATAGAAAATTTTTATATCTTACACTATGAAACTTTATCATAACCAAATTTTATCAATTGTTCTTGTTCCTCTATTGCATCATCAATACTAACTGTTCTTGACAAAGAATATCCTCTGTTTGACCATCTACTAGATGTGTGAGCTTCTGTTATTTTACAATCACCCTGTTCTGTTAACATGAAAGATACTGTATGACCTTCCTGTTCCCATGTACCAGAATAAACTATGCCGTGTTCATTACTTGTCATTTCTTTTTTCACTAAAAACTCGTATCTAATGCTTCCGTATATAACGACCTCATTAATGTATCAAGTTTTGTTTTGTCCCCACTGATCTCCATTTGATCTATATGTTTTGTTAAAATTGTTAATGTGTCTTCTGCATCTGCAAGTGCTTCATCATCGTTTAGTAAATCTATATTCCCATGATCTTCCACAATTTTTAAATCAATAGGATTTGCTTTTGTTATTTTATCGATGTACATATCAAACCAATAAGGTTGGTCTTTACTTTGTACAATGACCTTAACAAACTTATCTGTTAAATCTGAGAACTCCATTCCCTGTATATCTTCTAATGCCCATTTACTGTCATCATAGAATACCTTTTCAAACATTGTAATAGGGTTTACTACTGGAAAAATTGATCTATCGTCTGTATTATAGATGTGGAAGGATTTAATATCACCAAAGTCGTTCCATGTGAACTGCATTTGAGCACCCAAGTATCTTAAATTACCCATCTCTGATTTGGTGTGGAAGTGTCCACTATAGACTTGTTCAAACCTTTTGAAAGTATCTAAGTTCATACCATGACTACTATAATAGCCTGGCATCATCATTGCACCTTCAATTTCTAAGTGTCCCATTGCAACTTGACCTTTAGTCAATTCAATGTGTTCTACAGTCTCTTCAATGTTGTTTCTATGAATCCAAGGCACTAATGTTATAAGTAGTCCATCATAATCCTTAGTAATAATATCACCATAGATTTCTATTTTTGCTTTACCTTCTAATAGGGACTGTGGACTATTAACCTCTGATGTATTCTTATAATATAGATCATGATTACCGAGAATCAAGTCCATAGATATATCATACTTCACTAGATGATCTATAAAGTGTTCTTTGTTTTTTTGGAGTGATAGGAAATTAATTCCAGTTCGTTTATCAAAGTAATCTCCCAGATGAACGATATGCTTAATATCATTCTCTAAAAGATAAGGAAAGAATATATCCTCATAGAATTTTCTTTGATATTCGTGGAATTGTACATTGTCATTACGAACACCACAATGTGTGTCGTTTAAAATTGCAAACTTCATTATTTGGTGGACTGATAAAAGTTCTCTACGCCTTTACTAGATTTCTCTTTTGGTTTTTTGCCTCTTGGTTTATAGTTCACTTCGTTCATGTTCTCTTGAAGAAAGTCTACATATGAATTAGTGTATTGTCTATCATCTCCGTCCATAGTACCTACGGCATCGAATAATACACCTGCTTGCATAATTGCTTTCTGCTTGATTGCAGATTGTTTCTTTTCTTTCTGTATCCTACGAAGAAATGCATAATATATGATCTGAGTAATATATGCAAAAGCATTACTAGATTTTTCTGGATTAAAGTTGTTTATATACTGCAAACAGTTCTCAATACCATCACAAATCATTTCATCCCTATAGGAATAGTTAATGAAGTTTGGTTTGGTTGATAACCTAGTTGCAATCTTATAGATACACTCCCCAATATATTCAGTTACACGAGGTGGTTCTTTTCCAGCTTTAACTGCCTCTTTCACTGCAATGTTATGTGCAGTAATGGCTGCAGTAAACTCTTTATTGTTTACATAATGTTCTGGTTTCTTTTTCTCAGTCATAAGCTTATTATCTCATAATATTGATATTTGTCAAGTAAAGTATTTTCACATTTAAGTAAAAAAAGACTTGACAGCCTTGAGGTCTGATGATATAATATTAATGTCCTTTTAGAAAAGGGATAGATATAGCAATTAGTGCAGTATCTTCTCTTTTGAATCTATTAGATCATTAAACTCCATCTCTAGTTCCTCATCGGTCATGTCCCTATGTTCATCACCTAATTCATTTTCAATGAAACGAGACGCATGTTCTCGTAACATTTCTTTCATTCCTCTAGCTTCTCTCAATTCATCTTTAGGAGATCGGATTTCGATTCCCAATTCATCTCTAATCTTTAACCAGTCATTCACCCCTTTATCATAGAAATCAACAAACTGGTCTGTTATCTCTGAGGAGTATACTATATCTGATGTGTTTACTGTGATCCTTGATTCTTTTGTATAGGGGATCAATGGTGAGAGTTTCATTACTGTTCCTGTACCTAATAAAGAAGGAACTAAGTCTGCAATCATAGGCATTACAAGATTGACTTGTCCTTGTGCAACCTTTTCTATAATACAGATGACATTTTCACCTGTAGATAGTCTTATGTATTTGTAATTCATTTAAACTCTATGTCGTGTATTGTGTAAGAAAACTTCTCTTTACTATAGGTATTTATTCTTTCTTTAAAGTGTTTTAGGGTATAATTGTGCTTTCTGCCAAAAGAAAGATCATCTGCAATATCGTATACTGTTGCCTTTGCAGTCTTCCCTCTCCTTAAAACTCTTCCGATGGATTGTAAAATTCTAATCTTAGATTTAGATGGTGATGCAAAGACAATGTTATCTAGGTTCTCAATATTTATACCAGTAGAAAAAGTTCCATAAGATGCAATTATTGTTGCACTTTCAGACTTCTCCATAATCTTTCTGGCCTCTTCTCGTGCAAGTGTGTCTGTCTTACCATATATGAAGAATAAGTTACCACCTAGTTGTAGGAACTCATCATATAACTGTTTTCCATGTTTTTCTACATACTGGAAGAGAATAAGGGTATTACCACCCCTATCTTGCACTAAATTACGAATAAAACGATTCCTTCGTTTATTATCGACTAAAAACTCCATTTCTCTGGGATAATCCATCTGGGATACTATTTTAGATACCTCTTTAGGGTACTTTAGGACTAAACATTGTATATTTAACTCTGCAAGAACACCCTCATCCATAAGATCAGCAGAAGTTGTGACATAATGAGTAGGGCCGAATAAACCTTCTAATACTAATTTATTGCATTGAGTATCATCCAAAGTACCAGTAGTTCCTATCCTATGACCTATATGTGTCATCTTATTCATTATACCAGATAGGACTTTTGCCTTAAAGAGATGTGCTTCATCTCCAAAGACTGCACCAAAATGAGTGTAAAATGATTTTGGCATCTTAGATAATGTTTGCCATGTAGTAACTACTATCTCAGTATCACCAATTTTATTACCACCATACATCTTATCAATGGGTTTTGTGTACCCATAATCCTCAAAATCTGTTGCCATCTGTTCTACTAATGATGTTGTTGGTACAATAACTAATACTCTTTTCTTATTAGTCTTTAAAAAATGTCGTGCAAGAGCATATATAATAAGGGACTTACCACTGGCAGTAGGTGATACCAATAAGGATCGTTTATTCTTAATCCCAACAGAAATAGCTTCTCTTTGGTAATCCCTAACTTCAAAAGGTAATCCCAAGTTTTCGATATGATTCGACTCTTCAACTTCTGTTTCCCACTGGTATCCTTCACATTGATATCCCCTATCCTTAGCAAACTGTTGAACTGCATATAACAATCCAGAGTATATTTTACCATCACTTAATGAATATAATCTAATGTTTCCATCCCAATATCTGTTTCTAACAGAAGGCATGAACTTTGCGCCAGGAACTGGGAAAGTGAAATAGTCTGACAATTCTCGATTGATTCCGTCTTCTGACTTTACCATCAAGTAAGTATTATCTAATTTGGTTATTTGAATCGTGGGCCTGATATCCATCCTACTAACGAATGTCGTGTTCCTCTGCTTACTCTACCCACTTTATGATACATAAAGGAAGGGAAGAAAATTACTGTTCCTTGATTTCTTGCACTTGCTGGGACTGTATTCTCTATCAAACCCCAATCCATTTGAGGATTAAGTGAAGTAAAATCTATCCATGAAAAGTCTCCACCCTCTGAATCGTCTGGATGGGAAAGTATGACACTGTATGACAGTTTTCGATACAACCCTTTAGCATCTGGATGTGGAGTTGGGGTTTCGTTCTCCCCATACAACTCAAAATGTCCATCACAATGCCAATCATAATGTTCATCTGGTGCAGTATAGGTTGTAAATTGATTTGCTTCGTGCCATGTCAAATCAAAACCAAAGTAGTCATCATTGACTTGATTTGCTAATGGCCACATTATATCCTTTTGAATTTCCATCCCATTTTGTAATGCACAATTATCTGGTATCCAAGAAATTACACTCTTCCTAGAATTCTGTTCAAATGTTGGTGTATCTGCAGCCCCAATTGCACCATGACTCAGTTGTGTATTCTTTCCAATATGAATTAACTCTTCACAAACTTCTGGTGAGAGTGCATCTGGTATTGTTACTAAAGGTTGTTTCAGAAAAGATGGCATAATATATTAACCTGCTGGGTTAGTGAATTTCAACCAATCTATTGCATTTTTGATTGATTGATGTCTCCAAGTAATAATATTTAGGATGTCTTTTAAAACACTAATACACTCATCAAGATATTCCATCTTTAATTTGAGTTTAGTAAGGTCTTCATCTGCATTAAAGTAGTATTGGTAGTCTGATTTAAGAACAGTTAAACCATCAAATGGGTCTTGGTTCCACCCTAGACTCTCCACTTGATCGTAATCCATCTTGCCAGTAAACCATAACCACTTATTTTTAAGTAGTTTGTTGTATTCTACTTCATATTTTTTATAGGTAAGTCTTTTAGAAGAGAGTTCTTCTAGGTATTTTGCATGGAGTCTTGGAGTCTCCATTGAAGAAACATCCATATCTATCTTCTCGATAACAGAGTCTTTCTTCCATTCCTCTTGAATTTGTTCTAAGTTCATAATATTATTATACCACAAAAGTGGTATTTGTCCACCTTTTTATGAGGTGGTTGCTATTTCAAAGTAAGTAAATGCAAATGATGCTGTACAAGTAACATAAGGGTTAGATGTAGATGTAGTATCCATCTCTACAGATGCAAGACTTGTAGGAAAACAATCATGATACCTAACATACCTGTTAGGGTTATTTGCAGCCGTAGTGATAACCATAGTCATATCAGAATACATTTTCATAGGGTCTCCACTACCATCAAATGGTCGGTTACTCCTATCGTTTGCACCAGTTAGTGTTCTATAGTCCTTTGTATCATAGCCTGGAGCAATTGATATAATCCAATTATACAATTCAGTCCAGTTCTCTAAATTCTCATCGATGATAAAGTTTACAGTAAACTCATCGAAGTTTACTTTATCGCCAGGCATCTTAGGAACGATACCTAGAGTTGTAGGTTGGTTAAGTGCAGATGCACTTACAGATGGTATGTTAGCACCTGTTGCAAAGTATTTTGTGTTGGGTAACTTAGAAACTACCAACTCAAACTGAGTAGGTGCAAGATAACTAAGGTTTGCTGGAGTAGTATTTTGCCACTCAGCAACATCAACAGTTCTTGTTCTATTGGCCATCTCTATCCTCTATTGTTCTTCGTCCTACCAACTCTCCTACTTTATAGGAACAGAATGCAAGACCTATTATTGATATGAAGTGTACAAGATGTATATACCAGTCTGGTTGTTCCATTATTCTTCTTCCTCTTCTATGAAATCAGTTCGATCTCTTTTAAACTTTTCTTCTGGTATCCATCCACTTGGAGTACCACCACATGATTTCTCGTTTCCAAAAATCTTATCCCAGTTCTCTTGATACTGAGTCCCAGTTTCTTTTCGTCTTATACTACCTTTCCCACCATGCCATTGTTTCATATATTAGTATTTATAACAGTAAGTAAGGTGGGAAAGGAGTTGTTAACTACTTCTCGTTTACGAATTCATTAAGTTGTCTTGCAACTTTAACTACATCGTCTGGCATTACAATTTGACTTCCACAACATTTTTTGTCGTTAGGATAGTTGTCATTGTGTACACCAATAGCTTCATTAGACCTATAGATGTTTCCTTCTAATAGTCCTTGTGCTTGATTAAGTAAATCGGCTCTGATCTCGAACCCAGATTTTGAATCAGCCATTTTGGCCTCCTGTGTGTTTGTGTGTGTATGGGTTGTCCCCTTGACTTCCCTATAATATATTTATACCATAAAAAAAGGGACTCTAGGAGTCCCTTTCTCGTTCTGTTAAGAATAGTAGATTATAGAATATTTTCTATTTCGACTTTTCTGTAGTAGAAGTTAGTTCCAGCAGACGCTAAACCATCAGAAGGAGTCGCACCAACGAAAGGATTAGAAATCATTCCGTATCTGGTTTTGAAACCGATCTTAGGTTGGAAAGTGTTTTCACCAACTGCACGAACCATTTGTAATGGAACATACGGGCAGTAGAATACACCAGCATCATAAGGATTTGAACCTCTGTATCCAACAGTCATGTAACCTTCGTTACTGTGACCAGTAACAGGATCAAGAGTGTAATAAGGGTCAATA